CTTACCGCTGTTGCAAGTCCTACATAAATACTGTCTCCCGGACTAGAAAAACTTAGAGAGTTATTTTTAAATATAAAATGTAACAATCTTCTTTCTAGATAATTGGTCGCTGCGTTTGCTGTTGCCATATTCTACTCCTATGTTCTCTGCGCTCTTGGTAGACCCTCAGAGTAAGCGTCAGTATTTTCTCTTGCCTCTCCGTAATCTTTAAGTCTTGTTAATTGATCCATAAACCTTTTTTCATATTGTTGTATCAAATCAGGCTCACCCTTCATAAAAATATATGCATCTACTAATGATCCAAACAACAATGCAAACGGTGCATTAGTACTTAACCATGTTGTACCACTATCTGCACCAGCAGTTAAGCTAGTTGGTCTATAATAGTAATGTAATTCTATTGCATAATTGGAGTTTGGGGTAGGGCCAACGATAAAATTATTTGCATCAAATTGTGCGTAAAATCTTGGCTTTGCTGTGGAGGATGAAGCATCATATGCTTCTTGTATAAAATTAACATCTTTTTGTAAAAGAAAAGACTCGCTACCTGCTGTGGTAATTTGAAATGAAAAAGATGCTAAATAATCTGTAGGTATTGTTACAAACTTATCGCTTGTTGTTAATGCTGATGTAACATTCTTTCTGAATATCTCTAAATCAACATTCTTAAATATTCTTTCTTCTGCTGCTTTTATGAAGTCAGATAGATGATTTACAAAAGATGTTTCTGAATTGTCAGTGTAGTCCTGTATTGCTGTTTTCAACTGCGCAAATGTAAAGCTCATCTAAGCCTCCAAAGTAACTGGTCCTACTGTGGCAAACACCCCACCACCTGTAATTGATCCAGAGGTAGATTCTGCAGCAACAGTAATAGTATATGTATCATCTGTTAATTTAGTTATAGCATAACCTGTAGCTAAATTAAAGTTTGCAGCTGTTAAACCATCAAATCCTAGACAGTTTCTAAACCTAACAACATCAGATGTAGATCTCCCATGATTTTTTTCTGTCACTGTGACTACAGTACTGCCACCTACTGCTGCAGCAGTTGTGAATGGATTAACTAATAATAATCTTTCTGTTGCAGGTTCTACTCTATCTGGCCTTGCATCTTTTATAGACTGTGGGTCATTAAACTTCATTCTACCTATAAAGTTTTGCGGATGATCTGGGTCAACTACATCTATACCGACACGCAATCCAGTTTTACTGCCATTTCTATATTCAAACACTAAATCTTTTAAATCGTATCTAAATCCTGTTTTGTCACATATTCCATATGCATTTCTACCTGATGAATAACTCATTTCTTTTCTTTCTTAGATTTATAAAAATATTCTTCACTATCTCCAAATCTTTCTAATTTATTCTCATTTTCTACCTGATAATAATATGTGCTAACTTTAAAATCAGGTGTTAATGGTTCTGCGGGTGTTAAGCTGTTGTCGTATATTCTAGTTCTATTATTTGGATACAAACAGTACTGACCATTTTCTAATTCTATAATATTATGTGACTTATGCTCTTCTGGTGTCTCGCTAGTGCTAAAATCAACTGTATCTATATCACCATGATAATTATCCAGTGTTGCAACATAAGATCCTTTGACTGAGCCTGCATCTCTAGTATACACCTCATAACTCATAGATCCTATAAATTGTTTTTGTATGCATGTTACATTGTAGTCCATACAATTCCAAAACTGTAAGTTATATAAAGGCAAATCAGGATTAGGTGTTTTAGGCTCGCTAACAAAAGCACTTATCGGCAACTTATCAAACATTGCGCCGTATTCTGGCAGGTATGTCTCAAAGTAAAAAGCTCTACCCGGTAAGGACTTACAAGATATCCAAACTCCTTTTACAAACTCACCATGACCATCTTCATGATCTCTTAAGTATTCTTTTCTTACCCACAAGTTTATTGCAGGCAAATTACATATTAATCTCGACACTATAAGTTACCGTTAACTTTTATCTCATTCTAAAACTTATGCCTCTGTCAGCCATTCCACCACCACGCATCTTCATAATCTTTCCGCCTTTGTTTAATTTTATAGACGATAACATTTTTGCTTGACCTGTATGAGCCTTAACAGCTTTCCTTAAACCAGTAGTGACTTTTTTTATTTTAGCTTTATTAGAAGTTAACTTACCTCCATCTTTCATGCCCTTTGTTGTTGCTCTTTTAAATGGCTTCGGAAAATCTTTTTTAACTGACTCAACTATTTGTTTTCCTGTCTTTGTTAACTTAGGACCTTCTTTACCTTTAATTACGGATTTCTTGGCTCTTTCTTTAACCTTATCTACTATCGCTTGTTTTACAGTTTTTGGTTTTGGTGGTAATTTGCCGCCTTTTTTCATAAAACCCATTTTGTTACGAACATCTGTAGGTAATTTACTTAAACCTTTGCCTTTATTTCCTTCTGGTACAGGTTTCAAAGACCCACCGCCTGCATATCCCATAGATTTTTTATTCATCATGCCTCCGCCCATTTTATTTTTAACATTCTTCATGGCTTCTTGATTAGCTTTCGCAGTTCTTTTGCTAAAATCTTTATTTAAAGATTCTGTTTTATCGGCTCTAAATGGATCTTTTTTTGATTTTTTCTTAGCGACTATTTTAATTGGCATTATTACCCTCCATAAAATGTGTTGTGTGGTACAAATCTAGCAGATGCACTCTCAGTGTCTTCACCTGCCGCTAATTCAAATTGAAACTCGTATTCTTGTTTCAAAGCTGTTACCCTTGATGCTAACTCAGGGTCTTTCATGGCTACATAGTAAGCCAATCCTGATACCAAACAAGGAACAAACCTTGGTGGTATAAATGATGTTGTTGTCCCATCTATTCCCGATGACATCCCATCAATTCCCACAACTCGAAAGAAAGATAGAGTATATGTGTCTTGATTATCTGGAACTGGGTACATTGTTACTGTCACTGAACCTGCTAATCTTTGTACAAATATTTGTGTTGGCTTGCCTTGTGTATTTTTTGAAGATATCTGAGCAAATGTTGAAACACTTATTCTTGTAAGATTTGTATCTACCTGACTTGTTCCTGTCCCTGTCCTTATCGTATGCTCAAGCAAATCAACTGTGTCTGATGGCATAGTATATGTTGCAGTTCCAGAGGTTAAAGACAATGTTCCTGATGTTATTGTCCATAAATTAAGGCCTCTGTTTTGCCATTCCATAGTAAGAATATTAAAACTTCTTCTTATGTTTCTTAAATCATTACCAGTTCTCATTTCAGAGCCTGCTCTAAGATAAGCCTCTTCAAACAAGTCTGGTAGATCTGGTACTACTACTGCCATTTATTTGACCTTTCTATAAGCTCTCGTCTTTCTTGCAATCTTTTTGGGTTGTTTAGATACTTGTTTACCTGCTCTAGTTGCCTTTCGTTTAGCAGCCGTAGAACGGGCGTATTCAGAGGGCGATAGAGCCTTAATTGCTTTTTCAGGTAAGTAACGCTCGCCTGTTGCTTTTGGCCCCTGTGTACTAGGTTTACCACTTTTGGTTCGCCACTTCTGTTTACCCCAAGCCTTTAAACTCCTTTGTGGTTTTTTTAGTCCGCCCATAACAATCCTAAATGTTAATGTTAACTTTTATTTTTTGTTCATCCATGCTGTCGTACCCATATATGCACCCACGATGCCTGCGCCTGAAATGTAGAAAAGTGAAGAAATTTCTGCAAGTGCATTAATTCTTTCTATACTAATAAAAGGCATAAACATCATAAAAGTAAATAATCCCATAGCTATTAAAGTATATCTTGCCATTCTTAGTTGAGCAAGGTTTTTGCGTAATGCTGTTTCTGTTTCTTTTATTTCTTTCATATTAGAAAGCTCTGCATCAGAAACAATACCATCGCCATCTATATCGTATTCATTATACTTGCTAGATGATTGTAATTTTTTTTGTTTCATTTCTTACCTATGCTTCTTAAACTTTCCATTACTTGATCTATATCAGGCTCTTTGCCATTTGGGTTATACAAACATTTATATTTCTTGGGACACCAAGTCTCAATCATCATTGTGAATGTTTTGTTTCCTCCTTGATATATACAGGCTCTTTTGTCAGTGTACTTTGAAGTAACTCTTTTTTTTAATCTACAGGTTGTGTACTTTTTTTCTTGTATTTTACCTTGCCAAACTTTTTGTTTATATGTGTAATCTTTTGGTGCATTATAAAAATTACCTTCGCCTCTTGCTTTTTTAATCCAAATACTTGCTATTAGAACTGCAAAACCACCAATTAAAGCAACGCAAACAATCCACCCTACGGCTTCTCCTATCTGTCTTCTTAATTGTTGCTGTTTATAAATAGTTTCTTGTCTTTGTTTTCTTATTTTGCCTTCCATAGCTAACAAATCATTGTAGGCTTGTGGTCCATAGGTCATATTTAAAAATATTTTTAATTCGTATCTTTGTTCTTCTAGCTTCTTTTTAGCCGCATATGCAGCGAGAGCCGCCTCTTCTATAGACCCAGCTTTAAACAACTTTCCGAAAAGGGGAGGATTCTTTGCTTGTTTTTCTGCATTGTCAATATCAGAAACAGCTCCCATCCATCTACCTATGTCCCCACTCATCTGCTCTATATCTCTAGCCGCTGAAAATCCCTGTTTAATGGCATTAAAAGCGCTATTCGCCACTGACATAGCAGCGGTAATTGTTAATGGGTCCATATTGTGGTTTCCTTATTTGTAGCCGCCACCTGCTTTCTTATAGGCTTTAGCCATCATCTGAGCTTTTCTAGCAGACCATTGACCGGGTCTACCGCCCTTGCCACCTGCTTTTATTCTATTAAATATTCTTTTTCTAAGTCCGGGCTTGGTATAATTACCAGCTTCGTTAACTCTGCTTTTCTTAACTTTGCCACCAGCTTTCATGCCATTGGCACTTCCATCATCTATATTCTTTGCTGTC